CCAGCCAAGGAGCGGAATCTTCCCGAAAAATGCTTCAGGCCTTGAGGGCGTGGTCGCCTCCAGAGGAGCTTTTGGAAGCGGATTCATTTTTGAGCCAACAGTATTTATTCGTATGATCTCTGGACCTGATATCCAGAAACCATTCATACCATGGTGATGGTCGCAAACCCCTGACTTGGCAAGGATTATCTCAAGCCACGGGTGTATATCAGGTGATTTTGGTTGTTGAGTTTTCCAGTGGCATGCCTTGCCTGATATGACGGAGAAAAACATTAGAAATTAAAATTCAATCGCGGGACGACGAGAATTAAAATGTTCACGCGAACACATTTAGGGTTTGACCTTTGATTTGGAATCCGACTAAATGGAGACTATGAGTGCAACGATGATTTGCAAGACACGCTCGTGTTGGAATGGTTTGTGAACTTCCGGTTCCGGTATTAGTAGTTTTCTAGCAATATCAGATCCTTTGCCACAAGACCGGATTTTACTAATCGACCTGATCCTCTGCAGTCCACTTCCCGCGCAACGCCTCCAGTTGATCACGAAGCGTGGTTTGCTCCGTCTCGGCGCTAATCCAACTCGTCCGCACCCCGTTCCTTCGCAGTAAGCAGTGTTGGTACTGTGCCAATCTCGCCAGCGGCATGAACAGGATCCGCTCCTCGGGCCAGCCCGTTTCGGCGGCGATGGCGAACACCTGGGCTGCTAGGAATCCTGGCTCGTCGCAGGGTGTGGCTTTTTTCCGCCCAGCTCGGCCACGGGTTCAACCTGCGCCGCCTCCAGTTCGCGGCTTTGTTCTTCGAGTCGCTTGAAGGCGGTCTGAAAATCGCCCGGGGTGAGGTTGCCACAGAAGATCAGGGCGGCTTCGCGGAAATTCTGATCGTTGAAGGATGCTCGCACCACCTCGGGCCAGTTCGCGCAGTGGGCGAAGACGAAGCCCATGATCGCGGAGGTGAATTCGGGTGTGCCGTCCTTGGGCATTTCGCCACTCATGAGCGGGTTGCCGGTGCGGAGGAGCACGTCGTAGCTGGCGAGGGAAAGCGGTCGCATCGAATGTCCGGCGACGATGGTCTCCACGTCGTGAAAGGCGGTGGATAGACGAGATTGGCGGGTGGTGTCGTTCATGGGATCTTAGAGGTAGCGGAGGAAAAGGTCTTCCGTCTTGGGCGAGGCATTGAGCGGCAGGAAGGCGAACTTCCCCCGGCGACTGATGCAGGCGAGCGGCACGTCCTGCTTGATCTTGGTGACGAGCGCCTCGCGGTTCATGAGCGCGGCCTTGATGTAGGCAAACGGGTGCTCTGGATGCGAAAGGTGCCATGCATCGTCATTCCACGCCTCAATGAGAGTCTTCGTCTGATAGATCCCATCGGCACTCTGCGGCTCGAAGAACCAAACCACCCGTTCACCACGGATGCCGTCGCCGACGACGCGGACGAAGGGTTTCTCGGCGAGTGGAATTCCGAGGGCGGAGAGTGCGGCTGCTAGAGCCGTGTTGCTGGTGGCGGTGGACGATAGGTGGGTGATGGCGTTCATCTTGGTATCTCAGATTTGAATCGGGTGTGAATCACAGCCCCGAGCTGCTAGTCACGGTCGGGTAGTGGGTGGCGGTGATGTCGATTTTTTCAAAGTCCTCGTTGTTGAGTGCGCGGCTGATCTGCTTGATGATCGTCATGCCGCCACTCGTTTGGAGGTGGGTGGGCATGGTGTTGCTGAGTGTGAGTGCCAGCCCGACCTTGCCGCTGAAGGCGCTCGTCTTCTTCACGAGGCCGGAGAGTTTGATCTCCACCTTTTCCTGATAGAACGCGAGACCGACGATTTCACCGCCCTTGTCCATGATCGTCTTCTCCTGGTTCGAGTAGTCGAAGGATAGGTCGGTGATGAGAATGCCAGTCTCGTCGGCAGTGATGCCCCAGTTGCTGGTGATGCCAAGGAATGTCGCAGCCATTTGACCGCGTGCGGCGTGTCAACCGGAGTCAGATCGCTGAGACCACTGCCTCGTAACTGAGAACGGATTCACGGCCGCGTGCTTCATCGGGCGTGGTGGCGCTTTCTCGGTCTAGCAGGTCGTGGAGAACAAAGTTGTCTGAATCTAACGCCACTTGGATCGCCGCCTTGTCATGCAGCATGGAAACGATTTTTCCCGCCCACTCGGCGTGTGTTTCGGCAGGCGTGTCGTCCACCTGCGAGAACAAATGTACGTCGAGTTTCATCCGCGCGCTGTGGGGCATGGCTGCGATCGGTTTTGATTCTGACGTGTTGAGAACCACGCATGGGCGAGTACGGATTTCATCGCGGCGGGCGACGTGGATCGGCAGCGTGGTTGCGTCAGGAAATCCCTCGGGCCGGTTAGTGTCGATCCACTCGGCAAGGAGCGAGGTGAGGCGGTCTTCGATCAGGTTGGGCATCTCACCCGTGGATGCGCGTCAACCGGCCCTGCGCAGAGATCGGTTCGCTCGCTCGGCCATCTTCAACAACGAGGTGAATAAGGCTTTGCGCAGGCGTCCAGCGGCCACTTGGAGCGCGAGATCAATCCCGGTCGCGGTGGTCACTTGGTCGATGTAGTCGAGCGAGTTGATGAGCGTCACGGATGGCTTGGTGCCGGTCTTCACGGTGGCGGTGCCAGGAGACTGCTTGTGGCGAGTCACCCATTGAACGGAGCCGCGCACCCGCCCACCGATCGCCTTGGCTGCGTTGATCCATGTGCCCTTGGCAAAACCGACCCGTTTCTGGATCTTTGCGATGTAGGCGTCGCGTGCCTTCGGGCTGGTGACGATTTGCTTCGGTTTGGCAGCACCCAGTTGCCCCCACTTGTGGAGCGCTGGATCAAGGCGGCCGACTGATAGATCCTTCCATTGCGAGTTCGACGATTGCAGCGTCTTTTCTGCGCGGGAAAATCGTCGGTTCTGGATGTTCGCCCAAAACCTGTCCGCAGCGACTGGGTCTGCGAGCTTGGTTTTTTCGAAGGCGTCGGACGGAAGCGCGAACACGCCGCTGATGTCCTTCGCCACTGCCTTTTCGCCGAGCTGCTTGGCGGCCTCTGAAAACCCAAACGGGCGCGTGTTGCGGGCAAGTTCAACCGCCAGTCCACGAGCTTCTTGTTTCACGAGCGATTCGAGCGTACGACCCACTTTTTCCGGGTAGCGGTTGAGCAGGCGATTCACATCGCTCGTTCCGTTCATCTTGGTGGTGAAGCGTACGTCACTCATCGGTGGTGGTGAGGCTGAGGTTGAGGATCGGCGAGCGGGTGTGGGCGGAGACTTTGGAAATCCGGTATTCGGTGCCATCCACTTCGATGCGCTCGCCGAACTTTGGCATGGCTGATAGAAATGAAACCTTCGCGACGCGAAGGCTGAGATCGGGTGACTCCACGAATCCGCCCATGTCGATCTGTTGTTCGTTTCGCACCCGGCTGACCAGCACGATTAGGTCAATGGATTTCCATTTCGCCTTCACGCCATGTTCCGTGAGAAGGCTCTTGAAGTCTGCTAGAATTTCTGCTGCTAGATCCATGCCGATGTGATGCTGTCAAAATGAAAACACCCCCTCCGGTTTCCCAGAGAGGGTGCTTGATGAGCCACTTGAGAATTACACCGGACGGACGATGCGCTCGATGGTCGGCTTGTTGCCCGTGGCGAAGCCGTACATGAGAGTGAAGCTCACTTCCTGCTTACCGAGGCGGCCGTCGTAGCGGTCACGAACTTGGATGGATAGGCCAGTGCGTGGGTCGGTGACCACTCGGATCACGGTGTCGCCAGTGTTGGCGGGCACATCCGGCACGCGGGCGGCCATGATGAGTCCCTCGCGGATGCCTGCGAATCCCACCAGACGCTCGCCGTTTTCCGGGAGTGCCGAGTATTCGATCACGGTGAAACCATTCACGTCAGGCAGCAATCCGGTGACCACCACGTTGCCTGCCGCAGGAGTGATGAACGCCTTGTAGAGCGCCTCGTCCTTTTGCAGTGAGTTGTAGTAGTCGGAATTGACGAACATGAAGCGACCCATGTCTGGGATGAATCGCTTGTTGAGCTTGGTGCTGATGTCCACCACGGAGTTACGTCCGAAGGATGCTGCGGCCACGCTGGTGTTGTTCGTGAAGTTGGCGTTGGTGATGAGCGCCATCAGGTCGTCACTCACCTTGCGACCGAGTGCGTAGGCCACCTTGTCGGCGTAGCGCTGGTTCAGGTCGATCTCGCTGGTCGAGCGTTCCACGTCGGTGATGGCGTAGCCCGCGTAGGCGTGCTTGTTGATCTTCACGCTCACGTCGACCTGTGCCTGATCGTCGGGCACGTATCCGGTGGCAGGAACGAAGTCCTTGGCCACGGTTGGCGTGACGATGTGGGTGACGATGTCCTGGTTGAACTTCACGCTCGCCGAGGAAAAGTCGGTGGCGATTTGTCCGAGGAGTGGGAATTTCGCCTGTAGCGTGGTGAGCGCGGTCTGGGCGATGATGGCGGAATTAACCGTTGAATTTGTGTTAGCCATGATGTGTTAGCGGGTGAAATGTTTGGCGAGGTGTTGTTGATAGAATGCGGCGGCTTCGGTCGGCTTGTGGTCGCTGACGATTTGTTCGTACTGAGCGACGAGGTCTTGCAGGGTTTCTGCTTTCGGTGCTTGGAGGTGGTCGCCTGCCGCAGTGATGCTGGCCGGAAACATGGTGCCGGTGGAGGCGACGACGCGGGCGACTTCGAGTTGCAGCTTACGATCAAAGTCGGTCTGCGATGCCTTCAGCTCGGTGAGGTTAGTTTGCAGGGCGCTGGATTCACCGATGGCAGAATCTCGCTCGGCCTTGAGTGTGTCGACTTGTGCGGCGAGCCATTCCACTTCGCTGCGCAGTGAATCTGCGGCGGTGGTCGCTTCGGTGAGGAGTTCGGTCTGTGCGTGATAGTCCCGCGTGAGGTCATCGACCTGCGTGCGGGCTT